GCAGGAGAACGGCCGTTACTTTGGCATTCCGCTTTGTCGATGGCTAACTCATTGTGTTGATACGGAAACAGAAGTTGTCATGAAACCAACCGATACGCTTGAGGCTGCGATGAAACGAGAAGGGTCAGAAAAACGGTTTTTACCCTGGATATGCAACCATCCTGGTGTATGGATGCATTGGTCAAATGGCAACTGGACGCAGCGAGATGTTGATGTCACTTCTAGTTCTACCATGGCGGCATTCAACGCTTACTGTCAAAACCGATAGGACTTATTTCTTTGGAAGACTCACTCCCCCCGCAAGGTCGTGCGGCAAAAGCCGTTTATCTGCTCGTGACATATGGCGCCATGACCTCGAGCGAACTAATGCAACGACTAGGATACCGCAAGCGCGATGGCCTTGTTTACATGTTGAAGCATTTAGCAGAAACCGTACCTGTAGTTTATGACGAATCCAACGACAAATGGCGTATTGAAAAAGAGGAAGATGGTGATACGTGAGTGCAATTGACCAATTGTTTTTAAGTGATTTGGCACGCAAGTCCCCGCAGGGCCGCGCCGGGCAAGCGATTTTCCTATTAATGACTGATGGGCCGATGGGCGCATCAGCATTAAAGGCTGAGTTGGGTTACAACAGCCGCGATGCTGTTTACAAGTTAATGGACAACCTTGCCCGGTCGGTGCCGTTGTATTATGACGAGCAATCAGGCGTGTTTGGCATATTAGAATCATAAAATTCAAGGAGATGATGATGGACGCAGAAAAAGAAGTCACGACGAAGGAAGTGGGACCCGATACACTGGTGATATGTCAGGCTTGCCAGGCAGAACGGCCGTTACGCGAGTTCATGCACGAAAAGCCAGTAGATGAGCAGTATGTCTATAAAAAGACAGGGCAGTTGGGTCCTAGTGAACTGCTTGCAAGTGTGGGGACACATCTGGCAGGGTTTCGTGAGGTAGGACTGCTCTGTCCTGAGTGTGGTGACTGGACGCACATTCGCTATGACACCGCTGCCCTGCGACGACTGAGAGGCTCGCTAGATCGGCAAATATACCTAATGCGCAAGAATCCTGGAAGGCGTTCCGAGAAAGCCTATTACAGAGCGAAAGCGAAGTATCAATCAAGACATGATGAAGTTCAAGCTACCCTACGCCCTCTGCTGGGCGGGCAGTCACCCACTGAGCTTTTGGGGCAACAGATTCACGATATAGACAAATTGGGAGATGAGGAAGAATGAGATACGCCATACAAACCTTAAAGCACAAGTGGTGGGTACTGGTGGCCGGGCTGCGGCTGGGTGGCATTCCGTTATGGAGGCTGCTCATTCACGATCTCTCTAAATTCTCTCCAGCCGAGCTACCTCATTATGAACGGCGGTTCTTTGGCGCTAACAATGACCCGCTGGGCTTTGCCCTAGGCTGGAATCATCACGAGAATCATAACCCGCATCATTGGGGCTATTGGGTTGCTCGCTCTGGCCCATTTACGGGACGGCCGTTGCCCATGTCACGCAGTTACGCGCGGGAGATGGTGGCGGATTGGATGGGTGCCCAACGCACACATGGTGACGGCAAGTCATGGGACATGGCTGACTGGTTAGCAAAAACGCTCCCCACATTACCCTTGCATATTGAAACTATCGGACATGTTTGCCAAGCGCTGCTGGAGCTTGGTTATCTTGATTACACAGAGGTTCTTGTTGCTAGATATTCCGAGATGTCAAAGGAATGGCGGTAGGGACACTAGACTATACCTTTTCGCCCAAAACGGCCGTTACCATAAGTAATGGCCGTTTTGCTTTTAAATGCCTGTAGAAAACCTCTGGAAACCGGCGTGCTACATTAGCTCAAACGGAGCAGCATCTTCTCGTCAGTAACGGCGAACGTATTGGTAATCGTATTGGTAGGCTGCTCCGTTTCAAGAGAGGTGCGTATGGGTAACAAACGACAGGTCGGGCGCGGTAATGCTTTGAGCGAGGCCACGACAAAAGGTTCAGTAGAGTACACAATGCGGGCAATCCGCTCGGACTTTTATCGCCAGTATCCCGACACAATGGACGATGAGTGGTACATAGTCGAAGAGACATTCGCTGACCACGTTATCGTCTACAGCAACAAGCTGTCCCACGATGAATTTTATTTTGTAACTTATTCTCAGGCAGACGATGGGCGCTATCTCTTTGCAGCCAAGGCCGATTGGGAAGTCGTGGAATTGACGTATCAATCAGCTGGTGTGCTGGAACGTTTGCGCGAACGTTCTGGGCAAAAGCTTAAAGAGACAAGCATCTCCAGTGCCTATCTGGGAGAAGCTGTCGAGGGCAAACCTCGACGAATATTTGCCGACGTTGCCACCGCAGACATTGTTAATGGTAACAACAGGCGGTATCCGCTTGCCGTGTTGGTAGAAGCTGTTCATGAGGCGAAAACTCATCTGAATGAAAGCTTCTCGCAAGGCCGGGCTATCCTGTTAGGCGAAGAAGAACATCCAAACGACAAGCGCCAATCCCCCCGACTTACGGAAACCATTATTGTGTGGGACGACATCTGGTTCGAGTACAAAGAGAACCAAGTGAAAGTCTCGGGACGAATTGTGGAAAACATCCGTGGGAAAGATGCGATTGTGACGATGGCGGCTGGCGTTCTGCCTGGTGTTTCTCTGCGTGGTTATGGCGAATCGAAAAGTGTAAAGGAAAACGGCCGTTCTATTGACGAAGTCCTGTGGTTGCGTTTTACCGGGGTAGACCTGGTAATGACCCCTGGCTTTGAGGAGGCCGCTGTAACAGCAATTGAATCCAAAAAGGAGACCGTAATAATGTCAACAAAAACAGATGTAGTGGAAGAATCAAAGACAACTCCCGTTGTCACACCCCCGGCCGTACCTGTCCTGAATGCTGCGGCGATTATCGCGCAAGAGCCAGACAAGGCAGAAGAAATCTATCTGGAACTCAAAGAGCGCAAAGATCGTGAAGCCCAGAAATTGGTAGAAAAGCGCAAAGTCGAAGAAGAAGAGAAGTTGGAAGTCGCCCGCCAGCGCGAGACCAAACTGCGCGAGCAGATGGGTCTGGGCGAAACGGACGATGTCCACGCAGCTCTTCAGGAGCAACAAGACGAACTTCACCGTCTCAAGTTGGCTGAGCAAAAACGGGAAGTTGTCGCTTTCATTGAGAAAGAGACCGGCAATTTGACCTATCCTGACTTCATGAAAGAGCAGTTGCTCGAAGCCATCGGTGAGCCAGAAACCATTGATGAGGCCAAAGCCGCCCTCAAGAAACAACGGGGCATTTTTGACAAAATTGTGTCTGAAATGCGCCTGAAGCTGAAAGGCTTTAATGGCGTAGATGTACTAGGCCCCGTGTTGGAACGTGAAGGCAATGTGCCTCAATACGCACAAGCCGCCCACTTCTTGCATGAAAGCCTTGCTCGCCGTCAGCCAAACGGCCGTGATGAGAAACGCGCACCGACTATTCAGGAACAGTTGATGTCTGAATACCTCATCAAGTACGACGCCTCGTACAAGCACCACTTAGTTTCTGAGGCTCGCATGTTTGAGGAAGCTGAACAAACCACAGACCTCAATCTGCCCTACAGCGTGATGCGTGCTGTCATTCAGCAAGTCTATCCGCAACTCATCACACCTGTCATTTTTGACTACGCCATGGACGCCCATAGCCCATCTCTCATCTACTACGAACAATACGCTGGCGAGACGGGTGAAACGGGTACTATCACGGACGAAGCCGTTTCTGCCGATTCTGGAGCATGGGTCAACATGGCTCACCAACGGGTTACGCCGGGAACTGTCGTGGTACAAGATGTGACTGATGCCACAACCTATGTGGAAGGCACTGATTACACCATTGACTATGAAGATGGCAAGTTGTACACGCTGGCCGGTGGCAGTATCGCTGATGCTGCCGTGTTGCATGTTGATTACACCTACCGTGCGATGCGTGAAGGCGAAATGCAACCCATCCAACGCGGGAAAATGGGTTTGTCCAGTCAAGTGTTGATTCAAGCTGCTGACCGGTTAGCCAGCCAAATCAGCCGTGAGGCTGTGCTGTTTAGCCGCTCGCAGCTCAATTGGGATGCCACCAGTCGCACGATTGGCGCGTTGGTCAACGAAATCGCCAAGAAAATTGACGGCGACCGCCTGTACAATGCGCTAGGCGCTGCCCTGCGCGTAGCTAGCAACTCTGGCGGCACCTGGGACAGTTCGTCCGACACGCTGGACGATTTGGTTAAGAAGATTGGCGCTGCCAAGGTCAAGGTTGCTAACCGCCTGTACGAACCGACAGGCATTGTGGTTAGTTTGACGCGTAGTGACACCATCAGCAACTGGGATGGTTTCACCGCAGCGGGTAAACGACCTGACGCTGACATGAATGCCTTCGGCTACGTCGGGCGCTTGAAAGGGCTGCCGGTGTTTGAAAGCACTCAGTTCAGTGACAGCTATGTCCTGGTCTTCAACCGTGAATTGCTGATGGCTCGCACCTTCCAGGCCATGCAATTATTTGGTCCGTACCCCAGCTACGACACCAACGGCAAGTTGATCGCAGCTGACCAGTACTATGTGGAAGAGTTTAATGGGTCTATCACGCCGGTGCCTGAGAAGGGCGCTTACGTGAAGATCACCTAATCTCGTCCTGCCCCACCTGATTATCAGTTTAAGCCGGGACTGGGTTTACCTGGTTCCGGCTTTTTTATGGAGGACACATGACAAAACGTAGAGGAAGCCCTGTCGCACCTGAAGAGGTAGACGAAAAAACAGAGACTGAAGAATTGGGCATAGGTATTTTGAGCCATGATGGTGATTTCAGAACACCCGTTCCTGATCCTGCACCAGAAGTAGAAGCCCCTGCCCCCCCCGAGCCAGAAACAACGAAGGAACAAGCGCCGCCCAGTAAGCCGAAAAAACAAACTGTCGCTCCTGGCGCGTTGGTTTGGGTGCGACTGGACGGTCTGGAAACGGCCGTTGTCGGGAATCAGGCTATTATTCGTGGCGAATCAGTTCACGTTCAATATCAGCACTACGCGCAAGCAGCTAGTGTACACCCTGGGAAGTTTTCAGTAAAACTGCCAGGCGCAGATCGTTTCGTCACGGAATGAAATGAGCATTTCTCTTAGTGATTTGGTGGCGCGTTTAGCTATTGATGTCCCGGCACAGGACGGGTATCCGGCGGCTTCTCAATACGAGGACGCCGTACACGACGCTGTTCACGCGCTGAATGACCGGTATACCGCTAAGCGGCTGCACGAATTTGCTACTGTCAGCAACCAGGCGGATTACGCGCTACCTGCCGACTTTTTAGGTGTCATTCAATTTTCCCCACTGGTGAGTGATGGAAATGTCCTGATTACAGCAAGTGGGCTCGTACCTGTACCGCTGTTTGGTTTTGCAGAAGAGGAAATCACGATTTCAGGGGAAACCTTAACCATTCACCCCACACCGACCTACGCCCTAACCCGTCAGCTTTGGTACAAGGCGGGTCATGTATTAGATGGTAGTGATGCCTATCCGACTATGACAGCCCGCATCGCCAGCATCGTGTCAATTAAAGCGCAAGCTAATGCCTGGCGTTTGGTATGTGGCAAGGTGTCTAGAGGCAAAGCTTGGAAGTACCAAATTGGTGACGTAATGATCGACAAAACCAATGTAGGTAAAGCACTTAAAGAATGGGTAAGCGATTATGACGGCGAGTTTGACGACCGCATAAAAAGCCTTATTGGACATGCCGGAGGATTAGGTTAATGCTAGATGCAGGCGATTTGGCTGAAATGGCGGCAGACATTGCCGACCTCATTTCGGATCATGCAGTGACAATTCAACTGCGTCGCCGTCAAGATACATTGCCCGATATGCATACGGTACGCATCGAGCGGAAAGGGCTTCTTGCCGTAAAAACGTCACCCGAGACAGAACGCACCGTAACGCGCTATGTAGCCGTGTGCGAAGAGGTGATTGATGTACAGAATGGCGACCGATTCAATGCTTACGGCTTTCTTTTTGAAGTGGCTGGCGTGTCACCTAGACAAGTTGGCATCCAGTTTGACACGTACATGGTGCAATAATGAATTGGCGTGACACACTTACCCCTGAAGAACAAACGGCCGTTAACACGGCTGCCCCTGGTACGCTCATTCATAAGTTAGAAACTCTGTTAGACCAGCGTGAAGAGATGATCGCAAACAGCCGTTTACCTACCCGTCGTGAGATCTCCCTGCTGGATAAGAAACCATATATACCGCCGAACATTATTCGGCTAGATGAATAAGGAGAAATAACATGGAAACAAACATATTAGTAAGTGCAGCAATCGCCATTCTTATTATTTTGGTTGGCGTGGTGGTATTTTTCGCCCGAAAGTATTTTCCTGTTTTTGAGGAAAGCGCCAAGGCTCAGATTGGCGTGGCTCAGTGGAATATGCTGAAAGGCTTTATCCGCACCCTGATCTTGGCCGCAGAGCAGGAAGCCGCTAAACAAGGGCTTGATACAGGTGCCAAGAAAAAAGAATTCGTCGTTAACAAGCTGATGGAACTCACGGCGCAATTTAATATACCAGTTACCAAAGAGCAGGTGGAAACCCTAGTAGAGGGCGTTCTCAAAGAGATTAAACGAGAAAGCTCTGAACTTGTTCTGGGCGAGATATTAGAGACTACGAGTAACTAATGGCAGCCCCCTTGCGCATGACGGTGAAGTGGATAACGCCACCTTCACACTTGGCTACAGCGATAGAGCAGTATGGCGTCCGTGTCATGACGGCCGTTCATGCTGTTGCCAGTTACATTGCCACCCAAGCCCAAAACGACATGCGCCAGAATGCCGCTTGGACAGACCGCACGGGCATTGCTCGTGGCGGTCTGTTCTCAACGGCACAGCGAGCTTCTGAAGACGTTGTGGTTCTTTATTTGAGTCATGGAACGGCCGTTTGGTATGGCGTTTTCCTGGAAACACGTTACGCCGGCAAATATGCCATTATCATCCCGACTATGCAGCGCATCCTACCTGATCTGGAAAAGATGCTCAAGGAAATATTCGCATGAGCCTGTTTGAAGAAAGCCTAGTCACCGACATCAACCGGCTGCTTCAGCAGCAGAAGACTCTGCCCACAACGGCCGACCGAAATCAAGGTGGTGGCTATAACTCGCTCTCTAGTCGCTTCAGTGTTGAATCTGACCGCGTGAGCCGCGTGCGCTTGGCGCGGAAAATGTATGACGAGGACTCTCGTTACGAGGGCATTGTCGCAACTTTGGCGCGTGATGCGACAAAAGGCGGCTTTCAAATCGAAGTTAAAAACAATCCGGCAGCACAAGCCGAGGCCGAGGCCTTAATGAACCGTCTCAAGCTAACCACACGGTTAGACGATTGGACTCGGCTCACTATGCGTGACGGCGACAGCTTCCTGGAGCCAGGCATCACGGCTGACCGCGATATTGTCAAGGTGACGCGCAAGCCTACGCTCAACATGCGGCGTAATTCTGATAAGTTTGACCAGTTCCCCGATCCGCGTGTGGCTTACTGGTACAGCGAACAGATATACATGATGCAGCCCTCGGCCGACGTATTGTGGTTTCCAGAGTGGCAAATCATTCATGCCCGTTGGCAGCACGATGAGGGCAGTCGATATGGACGTCCGTTGCTATCCAGCTCCCGTAAAGCGTGGAAGCGTATCTCGGAAGGCGAGACAGATGTAGCCATCCGGCGTAAAACGCGAGCAGGTCAGCGGTATTTGCATTACGTCGAGGGCGGTGAGCCAGAGATTGAGGCATACAAAAAGCGTAACCATGCGGCTCTGTCTGACCCAGGGGTGGCTCAAGCTGATTTTTATTCCAATAAACAGGGCAGTGTCACGGCGATTGGTGGGGATGCGAATGTGGGTGCCATCGATGACATCGTGCATCATATCGACACGTTCTGGGTGGGATCGCCCGTGCCGAAAGCCGTGATGGGTTACGGCCGTGACATTAACCGTGACATTATCGACGAGCAGAAAGAACAGTATGACGAGGCGCTTGATTCTGTAGCTGATTGGGTTAAGGATCAGTTCATCATTCCACTGCTAGAACTGCAATGGCTGCTCAAAGGAATCCTACCAGAAGATGTCGATTACGAAATCTCTCGCCCCATCAAGGCGATTGTTAAACCGGCCGACATACTCCAGATTGCTCAAGCGGCACAAATCATGCGTACATTGCCCCTGTTCACTGATCAGGTTATTGCCACCGTTGTAGCACGTTTCTTGCCTGGTATTTCGCCCGATATGCTGCAAACGGCCGTTAACGAACCATCTGCCGGTGATGCGGGCAGACTAGACAATATTCAGCAGCAACTGCTTGCTATGGTGAAGAAATAGGCATGCCCCCCTATCCCCCCATTCAGGAAGCTCTAAGCGATTACACGCTGGCGGATATTGCCCCCGACCAAGTTCACATAGCCCAGCAAGCGGCCGTCGTGCGCCTTCATTTATGGATGATGGCAGAGATACACGAGGCTCTGGCTAAGGTGTCTGACGCGGCCCAAGCAGCGTTGCGCACCTCCCCACCAGAAGCAGCTATACCTACGCATATTGTGTCTCAAACGCAAACGGCCGTTGCCCAAGCCTGGGATGAGTTCATTCAGACCTATACGAACTTAATAGGGTTCGCTTTACAGCAAGCTGCATCTTTTCCGTTTGGGGTGCTGGCTATTATGCACGAGGAGTGGATACGACCGGTTGTTAATGAGGCGGTACAGGAAGCGAGACTTTCAGAGCAGCTTAACCCAGACGTGCTTTTTAAGCCACAGCTTGAAGCTATAGTTAATGCTGCTTACCAACGCACGTGGGAAGATGGTTTGAATTTGAGTAATCGTATTTGGCAGTTAGACCGCTACGGCCGTCAGGGATTGGGCAATGCTATCAATCTAGCGGTGGGGCGTGGCGCTGGCGCGTGGGAACTGGCTGAAGATGTGGAGCAATTCCTAAAGCCTGGTCGTGATTGTCCGCGTTGGGCGCGGGAACGGCTGTCGAGTTTGACCAAGGCAGATATTGCCGCTGGCGACCGTACTGGCCTGCACAGCGGCGCAGATTGCTCCGGACAAGGCGTGTCATACAATGCGCTGCGGCTGGCACGCACTGAGATTCAAGCGATTCTCAACATGGCGACTGTGGAGAACTTCCGCACCATGCCCTGGATCGAGAAGGAGCAAATCAATCTCAGCCCAGATCATGCAGTCTTAGACACATGTGACGACCTGGTAAATGGTGGCGAGAATGGGGAAGGTATTTACCTTATTGGTGAGATTTATTTACCGGATCATCCCCACTGCCTTTGTTACAAAACGGCCGTTCTCGCCAGCAAAGAAGAGTTCACCGCGCAGCTTCGCGGCTGGTTGAATGGCTCTACCAGTTGGCCGCAGATGGATGCGTATGCCATGATGCTGGGTGGGCAACAGGAGATGGGGGCAGACCTCAGAGAATCCCGTGTTGGTGTGTCAATGGCGTATTGGTTGTGGGGTGGCGCCGCCGAGTTGGGCGGCTTATTCTGGAATATGGCACTGGGGTAACTATGGGCGTTAACACGGCAAAGCTGGCCATAACGGCCGTTCTTACAGCAGACAGCGCATTCAGTACCCCACTAACCGGTGGGGTCTACACAGTTGGGGTGGACGATGTGGGCGAGATCAGCTTGCAGGACACACCAGGAGCCTTTGATGCAAACAGCGAACTATTGCCCTGCGCCCTGGTCAAGTTAGAGACGGCCGTTCCGCTTGGCCCCTATCGGGGCAGCGCACGCCAATACCTCGTGATCTACGTCTATCAGAAATTAGGTCATGAGATAATTGATGCAGCGCTTGATAGAGCTATCGCTTTGCTGGATGGTCAGGATATTCCTGATGCTCGTGCCTGGGACATCAGCTGGAGCGACGTGGTGTCAGACCTCCCCGATGATGTACTGAATGCCTCCATGGGCTATGTTCGCTTTTCGCTTATCGTAAACCTCATCTAACTCATCTATTTTCAATCATCACGCAAAGGCACTGCAAATGGCTTCTATGGTATTGGTTGCCACTCTCCCCCTCAACTACCCACGACACCCCTCATTTCTAGTCCGCCTGCAAAGGCACCGTTAAGGCATCGTCCTGGTGCTGGTTGCCCACTCGCCCATTTTGGCGCTCGCCTGCAAAGACACCGCAAACAGGCAAAACGGGTATGCATTGGGTTCAAACTCGTCTTCCCGTCAGGTTTTCCAGGTGAGACAATAAAAGCATACTTAAACAACCGGAGGTACATTATGTACGAAGTGTATGCAGGTAAATGGTTTATGGGAGAAGCGGTAAGCATTGAGGATATTTTGAAAAACTACCAGCCATACAACGGCCGTTGGCAAGATTTAACTGTCATTGATATAGATACAAACCGCTACGTGCCTTACCAAACTTTGATGCAAGCCGACATCGAAATGCACAGTCTCAGTGTGAATTTCTACACCACGGGCAACGGCAAGAAACGCGCCAGCATTATTGACAAGGGAGAGGCTTTATATATGAGCGAAGCTGAAGCCCACAAATATCTAAACGGCCGTTTGCACTTAGTCGGTCATGCTGGTAACGCGCACTTCCACAAAATGATGCAAGCCTGTTAATCTTTGCGATTTATAAAGCGTTTGTAGAAGCCTGGATAATGCCAGGCTTTTTTTGTGCCTGTGTAGAAAACCTCTGGAAAGCATCGTGCTATGTTTGTGAGCATGAACACGCTATTCACCTTCATGGCTCATATGAGCCAATACGACGGCTACGGATACGCGGCTACCAAGATTGCTGATGCCCTACGCGCCACAACTTTCGGTGTGCCGGAAGTCCGCACTGTCAACATGGCTGGTGAAAATCACAACGGCCGTTCCTCTGATCTCCCCGAAACCTATTCCATCAGAGGGACGGCCGTTGTGATGTGTGTTCCATTAGGCTGGCAGAAGGTACAAGCAGACCAGCTTGTCGGGTACACCATGTTTGAGGCGACACGCCCTCCCCGTGGTTGGGTGCAGATGATTAACCAGCAAGCGGAAGCGCTGCTCGTGCCAAGCTTGTGGAGCGAGGTTGTTTTTCGTGAAGCTGGCGTTACTGTGCCTATCGAGAAGATACCTTTAGGGGTAGACACAAACGATTACCCTGTACTTTCCCGCGTGCGAGATGGCGAACCCTATACGTTTTTGTGGAGTGGTACGCCTGATTTGCGCAAAGGCTGGGATATTGCTTACAAAGCTTTTCGGGATGCCTTTGGCAACCGGCAAGATGTGCGCTTACTGCTGCACTTCCGGCAAGCTCCAGATGGCGTTCGTTTCCGTGATGACAATGTGGATGTTGTTGCCGGAAAACTCCCCCTCTCCCAGATGCACGATCTACTTCAGCAAGCTGATTGTTTTGTTTACCCGTCACGCGGCGAAGGCTGGGGGCTGCCCCCACGCGAGGCAGCAGCTACTGGCTTACCAGTTATTGCGACGGACTGTAGTGGGTTAGCTGATCATCTTGAAGATTGGGGTATCCCGCTCTCAGTCAAAGGGCAACAAGCCGCCTATTATGGTACATGGCACGCTGGCGAGATTGGCGAGTGGGCTGTGCCTAATACCAATCACTTAATCGAACTTATGAAAACGGCCGTTTCCCATAAAGAACTGATGGAAAGTAAGGGGCAATCGGCCTCTCGCTGGTTAACTGATCATACACCCTGGTCGCGGACAGCGCGGGGGATGATGGCGGCAGTTTCTCTTCATCAGGAGACATCATGTTAATTGAATTAGTCAACAAACAGAAAAATCGCGTGATGGGGGGTTTTGAATGGTCTGCCCAAAACGGCCGTGTGTGCGATGTACTTGATACGGTACTACTTAATGAGTTGTTCACTCATCCAGCATATACGGGGCAGTTTCGTGTTTCTGCTGATGAGCCACTTGTAAAAGTAACTGGCTCTGAGAGTACTGCTGAATTACTTGTGATTTACGGCGAGATAACCACTATTGAAAACCTCGCCGCCTTGTCAAAAGAAGATGTTGAACGCCTGTCAACGAAGATGCTGGAAACGAAACGAACCGTTAACGGCTGGGTGAGTCAGGCTAGAAAACTTGTATTGGAAGATGGTTCAGATATAGCCGTCGTGACCGTAACGGAAGCAGACAGTGAAACGGCCGTTTCTGAGCCTGATGAACAACTGTAATGGAGGTAACTCATGTCAGGATATGGTGATAAACCGTTTGGTTTACGTGAAATTAAATTAGTGAATATCGGTGGTACGGTTGTTGCACCATTGCCAGCAGCCATGAAACTAAGCTTCAAAGAACGCCTAGTTTCTGGGGAAATGCGTGGCAACGACGTGGTGCAGGCACTGGTAGCCATCACCGATGCGGTGGAATGGTCATTGGAAAACGGTGGCCTTTCGCTGGAAGCGTGGGCAATGATGACGGGTCGCACCGTTACCGAAACAGGCACAACGCCCACCCAGATCAATACAATGAACATTGACG